TGTAGCTTTAATGTTTTCTTTGTTTTATTGGTGAATGGATGTCCTAGCTCAAGTAGCACTAGTTTCGAACAATTTCCATGTCAAAAGGCAGCGAGTATTTACTATAGCCCCCCCCCTGCCTGGGCTGATTTAATCATTGTCACGTTCTGCAATGTCATTCAGTATTGGATGGTCAAACACTAGTGATAGTGATTGTAGTCCCTGAATCTCATCCTCCAGAGCCAGCACCTCTTGCTTTGTGATGCCATATAGCTCATCGACCATATCCCATGTCTCATCGCTCGCGCGATGTGCGCGTTCCGCCTTGATCTTGTGATCAAAGTGTCTGTCCAGTTCAGTCAAGTCTATGGCTACAGCACCCGCGGTGGTTGTAAGTTCTATCAGTCTTGGTATGACGACTCGAAGAATCGGCACATGCATCACGGAATCCCTCATCCCGATGCAGACTGCTAGAAGCCATCCCAGGTGCTTCTTTCGAGGCAGTGGGTACTTGACATAAAACGTCTTGGCCAGAACTCGTCCAATCTTAGGACCGAGAACTCGATAAGGTTTGTCCATTGTCGGCCAAAACCTACTTGAGCAGAACTCAGCGCAATTGATGCTGCTAAAGCTTACATCAATGTCACGGAAACCATGTTTGAACCAATGTCCCTTAAGGCCTTCTGCACCTCCGACATTGTCGAGGAAGTCTGGTGTCGCTATTTTAACGCCATCATCTCCTAGGACTATGGAACGAAACTCTTGGCTAGTGTCATGAAAACCCGTCCGTAAGGCCGCATGCGCACTAGTGGTGTCCATTGCTGTGATATCAGCGTGGCTAGGTTCTAAACGAACCAACGCCGCAGTGGATACGAGTGACAGGTCGGCCTTGATATGAGTGCAGCTATTGCCACTTGTCGTATCGCCGTCACCTGACTGTACCTGAGCAGTAATGTTCATCGAAGTTCCGTGTCTGAACCTCCCGAACAACTTCATTCTGCTCCTAACTTGGATCACTGACCTAGGTGCTCCTAGGATTTTGTATTCCTCCGCCATACATGATTTAGCTGCGATGCAAACCTGAGAATCCCATCTAGGTACATCTGTGCTCATCACAACAACTCCTCTGCCAAAACTCTCTATCTGAGCGCATGCATTGTAGAACCATGAACCAACCCACTCTGCCGTCAGGCCTGACGCCATGCAGCATACTGGATTGTGACGGGGATGCAAGGCCGCGGAGACAAGTTTTGTATGGGCCCATGTCCACGGTCCCATCGCAACCTTCACCTTCTGTGACCGTCCTTGTATCACACGCGGGTCACCGACTTTGCCGTCAAAATCATGGTTTGCCTCATTGACAACCTTCCACTCGCGCTTAATGAAAGCCTCTACAACCATATCACGATCTGCAAGACCTGACTCTTTCA